GTAATCCGAAGTACGGTAAATCTTAATCATCAACTCATTATATTTTTCAGGTAACGGGCAAGTATCTGTGGCCTTGTATGTACCATTTAATTTCCATTCTAAATTGCTATTTGCAGTAACAATATCGTCCGTATTCTTCTTTACTTTGGCCGCCAGTGAGCCGGCAACATTTGGATTCATCTGCCGCGCATCCGCCACAAACCCCTCGTTCGTAACCAGGCCCGTATTATTGATACTGGACGTTGCAATGTATCCGCTTAATATCTCTGCCAGCTTTGAATTGCTCACCAATTCCAGCGCAACCTTTTGCGCCAACGCATCAAGCAACTCCTGCACATTGCTTGTTCCATCCGCTTCTCCCAATAATCCTTGTCTATCCACGGCCGAAACCGAGGATGCCTTGCCATTAAAACCACCCAGCCCCTGTGCAATCTGATTTGCTTCCTCAGCGCTTCTCTCTGCCTCAGTTGCTTTATTCGTTGCGGTTGCGGCCGCCTGGCTGGCCGTATTCGCACTTTGGTTGGCGGCTGTAGCGCTTCTTTCGGCCTCTGTCGCTCTGGTTGTTGCCGTATCGGCCGCGTGGCTGGCTGTATTCGCACTTTGGTTGGCGGCTGTGGAGCTAGCCTCTGCTGCTTCTGCCTTAGCAGTCGCCGTGCTAGCCGCCTGGCTGGCTGTGCTCTCGCTCCGGCTGGCGGCTGTAGCGCTTCTTTCTGCCTCTGTTGCTCTGATTGCTGCCGTATTGGCCGCCTGGCTGGCTGTATTCGCACTTTGGTTGGCGGCCTCGGAGCTAGCCTCTGCTGCCTCTGCCTTAACAGTCGCTGTGGCGGCCGCCTGTGTTGCTTCCTCCGCCTTTTCCGTCGCCTTTTCCAATGTTGTATTGGCTTTCGCTATGGCTGTCTCTGCCTGCCGCTGCCATTCAGCCTCATTGTTTACCCTTCGTTCTTCATTGGTTTTGCGCTGTTCCTCTGCTTCCTGTCTTTTACTCTCGTTAGCATCCAGTGTTTCTGCCTTTTGAGTAATTCGTTCTTCTAGCTGTTCAAATTCGGCAAGATGGCCTTTGTATGCTTCCCCATCAAATATCGTATGTCCTACATACACGGCCCCTGGATTCGTAGCCCATTTGATGGTTCCATTTTCATCATATGCGCGAACAGCTATCCATACTGTACCCTTATGAGACACACAGGCGGCCGGGATGCTCCATGTCAGCAGGATATACGCTTCTTGTACTTCTGCGTCGAGCAGGCAGGTATCCAGTATGGCATCCTCATATTCCAAATCAAGCTTGAAGCGCAGGTTAGCCAGGTCCACGCCGCCCGCCGTGATGCGGTTCAGCCTGATATGGCGCACCTCCGAGTTATTATCGTACGTCGTCCCTATCTGGCTATCCTTTTCAGGAATAACAAGTTTTCTACCTACTACCGTAATCACCCCGTCTGCTCCTTCCTTATCCCTGAATCAGTTCAACCTGCTTTGCCTTTTCCATAACTTCCTCGGTTACTCTTGTCTGGTCATTTGAATTCATGATTACCTCATAGACAGACCTGGGAATTTCTACTTCCTTTCCGCGTTCTATCAGGTATGATTTCCCATTCACCCCAACAAACAGCGGGGCCTTATAGCGGTCTCCATCCCAGAACAAGGTGAACTTTACCATTTCTTCCTTCTTTGTTGCTGCCATCATTTTACCTCCGTTAATTTGCTTTATGGTCGTTGTATGTAGATGCTGTCTCAATACGTATCATGTACTGCTGGGACAAAATTTCCGTTACCTTCATGGCCTTCCAGCCAACCGTAGAACGCTGGTTCAACGGATCGGCTGTACCTCCACTTCCCAGTGCCTTTACAATCGTTTCCAGCCCTCCTCCTTCAATTTTGGTGGTGGCATATGCGTTTTCACCCATCAGCAACGTGGAATACACATCAATACCGCTTGCGCCGGCATTGGCAAATTTTTTCGCCTCAGTCGTTTCGATAAAACGTACACCTTCCAGCGTTCCGATTTCGCCCTCGAAAATACGTTCCGGATTCTTGTACTTCACCACTTCGATGAATCTTGGATCCTCCGTGATATCATAGGCGCAATCCGGATGGATAATAGCTACATAGTGTCCATTGATTTTAGCTGTATTCTGGACCTTTAAAGCCCTCACCGCCATCTTGATTGCTTTTACCGTCAGCTTCATTTCTGCTGTCAGTTCAGAGCGGGAGGAAACCTGCCCCTCTGCGTACTGCACGTTAGTACCGGCGTTTAACGCCTCTCTCGATATAGTGTCCAGGGTACTTCCTGCCTGGTTTCCAATGGCTGTCGTGGCTTCTACAACCACGTTGTCGATTGCCGTCATGCTAATCTGGTCAGATAATGATACAAAGCCGCCGTACTGCTTTACCTCTGCCTCCTGCTTTGTTACAGTCATGGTCTGGCCTTCCGGCGTTACGCCTCTGTTAATGGCGTGAGCGCCTTTGGAAGCTGTTCAAAACGTCTGAATTCAATCCGTTTTCCTCCGTTCTTAGGGATATTCCTAGTCTGTCCAAACTGGTCATGTACAAGATGTGGTTTGGTGTATCTCAGCAAATTTTTGTCGTAGAATGTTTTCATTTCTGCCGACAGGCTTCCTGTTCCGGTCGTATTGGCTGGTACAGATGTATCAAACATCCTGAGATTTAACTTCAATGTTGCATTCATAGCTTTGTTCATAATTTCTCCTTTCTTTCCCTATCCGCTATCTAAGTGTGATTTGTTCTCCGTTTCGGACCCGTTCAATGATTGCGTCCATCTGTTCGTCCGTTAGGCTTGCAACGTCTACGTCTGTCTTTGTGGCGGCTCCTTTACTTGCTCCGTTTTCAGTTGGTCTTGCTGCGCCTGAACGAATGGTGTCGGCCACTTTTTTCTGCGTTTCCGTCTCTGTTTTTGCCATAAGGCCCTGGCTGAGTTCAGCAAAGTGTACAGCGCGATAGGCCGCCTCCATGCTTACTCCGCTTTCAAGCATTCGTGCAAAATCTGGGTTTTGGCATTCTAATACCATGTCGAACTGTGGGAACAGCTGTTTACACCTCTCCGCCTCCATGTTCCAACGGCTGTATATCTGTTCTCTCTGCCTGGCCTCATTCCATTCTCTCTGCTGTGCAAGCAGCTGCTGATTCTGCATCTGAAGGTTCATCATGGTCCGGTACTGGTCAACCGACATTCCCGCCTGCGTAGCCGCCGCTTCATAAAAGCTATCATCCTTCTCAATGGCTGCCACTACATCCTCTATCTTTCCTGAGTTTACCCCGTACCGGATATTCAGCAGGTTCATGAGCGGTTCATACGCTTTTAGCTGATTCTGCATTTTCTGGTTTTCTGCATTTCTGCGGTTTAACGCTTTCTCAATATCCTTGGCAATCAGGTCATTGTAATCCGCACGGATGCGCTCATAGGCTTCCTCTCGATTCTCCGGCTCGTTTGCGGAAGGTTCCTGTGAAGCCTGTCCTTCGGCTGGTTCCTGTCCGGTTCCCGGCTCCTGTGGCTCTGTTTCCACTGCGGCTCCCTCTCCAGTTTCACCCGCCGCGGTCCCTTCTCCTTCAAACATTCTCAGGTTTAATTTGAGTTTGTTCATGTATTTTTCTCCTTTCCCGTCTATTACAGGCGGCATCTTCCTGCCTCCTGTAATAACCATATCACATTCTATTTTTTGTTTCCAACACCCCTAATTTTATGTAGTCTGGGTATTCATTTTCAAGCATGCTGTAACCTGCCCTGATGGTTTCCAGTGTGGCTTCCACCTCTTCTATGTGGCTCTGCTTCACAACTGCATGCGCATCTATATTGCCAGCCTCATACCGATTCAAACTGAGCAGTATTTTCTTTTCCTCTGCCAATGTCAGTAGGCGTTGTACTAATGTTTGTCCCAGAATGGATATAGCCGCACATACAATATCATGGCCTTCTGGCAGGTTATTCCTTGCAGCAAATCCAGCATGTCCTTTCACAGTTATCTTCACATAGCTCTTATCAAATAACAGATTGACCTTCGTCATAATTTAACCTCCGTTGATGTGGCTGCCCTCTGCCTGGCCTTTCCTGCTGCGCTGCTGTCTCCCCCGATTGCCTGTCCTATGCTATTTGTTATTACTGGTTCTCCATTGGCATTTCCTGGCTTTACTTCTCCCTGTGGCAGTCCAGCTCCATCCATAACGGCAAGGATTTTTTGATTTCCGGTCATTTCATAGATTAAATTCGCCATCTGAGCCATGGTTGCCTGCATCTGCTGCATCTGCTGGTACATAGTTCCGTTTTCTTGCACCTGCTTAATGACTTCTTCTCGCTTGTCAAAATCCATCATCTTTATGACGGCAAGGGCCTGGTCTGCATTTTGCGGGGCAAACACGCCCATTCCATAAAGTTCCTTTGCCAGCTCATTATTTGCAATCCGGCTGTACAGGCTGGCCTTCTGGGCCGATACTTTGATATCAAAGACTGGTTTGCGCATGGAAAGTTCTCCATTCATCATGGCATCTTCCTGCGGTTTCAGTCCCTGGTTGTCCAGAGTAATGTATTCCGAACTTCCATTTGGCCGTGTAATCCTGTAACATCTCGGTATATCGTAAAATTGCCGTATCAGCTCTATTACAAGTGTAACAATTTCCGAATAAGCACTATAGCTGTCCTTCAGCATATCCCTGGACAATTTACTTCCGGCCTCCTGTAGTGCGGCAATGGCGCTGGCCGCTGTCACTCCGGATGTAGTGGAACCCTGGGAGAAATCGCGATTTCCAGATGTCTCCTTCAATTCGTCAATTTTTGCCTGACGGATACTCAACACATCATTGGACATTTCGGGCGGCTTTATCGGCTGGATAGAGTTCTCACTTACTTCTCCGCTACAATGCACTAGGTCCCTTGACAAGTCTGTAAATTCCTCTTCATTCACCTGCGCAGCTCCGGAAATAAAATACCTAGGCCGGCTTAAATTGGCGTGTTTTAGGATTACCTGGTCCAGCTTGTCTATGTATTCCTGCGGATTAATCATGACATCCAGATACCCAAATCCAGCCGGCGACCCCTTCTCTGGAAACATACAATCAAACACAAATGGGTACTTTCCATGGTCATACAGTCCTGTTTCACTATACTTCGGGTCATTCTCCGTTGCAAACAAGACATGCCCTTCTACAAATTTGCAATAATGCAGGACTGTGCGGTTTGTTCGGATTCCATTCACTTCCCCGTACACCCGGCGTTTATAGTACCAATCAAAGACGTTCGCTTTCTTCGAGGTGTCCAATTTGGACACGTAGGCATATTCCGGCTTGTAAATGGCTCCTGATTGCAGTTTTCCTTTCAGCTGTGGATACTCTTCTTCCAGTGTCTCATAGTCCACCATATCAATCACAAACACATTTTTGGAATCCTGTATATTTCTTATCCCAGGCTCCCAGAATATGTCCATCATATCTATGTGCCTGATTTCAATGTCCCCCAGGCCATTTTCTTTATCCTGGTTCCAAAATATTCCATATACCGCAGTACCCGTCTTTGGTTTATCCCAGGAACACTCCGAATAAGTCTTGTCAAATCCATTCTGTTCCATGATAACCGGCACGACATCTGACAGCATCTTAGCAATGGGTTCGTCACTCTCCTCCCTTGGCAGGATAGCCGGGGAAGGGTAATTATCCTGAAAGTCAGCGTGTTTATTAATTACACTGTTAAACAACCATGCACTTGTAGGTCGCGGGTCATTGGGATTGCTGGATGGGCTTGTAAACCGCTCCCAATGGTTATTTTTCCACCATTCTTCCGCGTTTGTAATTCGCTTTGTCAGGTCATCTTTGGCATCCTTGTATTTCCGGAACATCTGCAAGGCATCTTCAATCGTCTTTTCATTCACTGGTTTCCAGTCCCTTCCAGGTACTTCATGCATTGTTGTATCGTTCTCCATGCGTCCTCCTTACACTCTTATCACCCGGCTCCTACGCTCCCGCTCTTCTTTGTACAGGTCAAGCGGGTCTTCAATGGGCAGCGGTTTTTCTACATTCTTTCGGATTGCTATAATACGGGACATAAGCACATATCTGCATTCGTCGTAAATGTGATCCTCCTGTTTTGTATCCACGTCCTCCACGTCCTTTTCATCGTATACGAGATTGGGTACAGTGCGTATGAATTCTTTACAGTTATTGAACACGTAAAACATAGAGCGTCCATGTTCGTCAAAAGCCATGCGGTAATGGTATTGCATCTTTCCGGCAATTCTATGATTGTCTCCAGGTGACCAGTACACACCCATTTTTGCCATGGTATCTGCGATGGATGGTCCCCGATCCTTTGCAAATATGGATGGGTCCGCAATCCCTGTGATTCTCCTTCCCTTCAAATTCGGGTCCGTCTCCTCAATAGCCCGAATCTGTCTTGCCACATCTGCTGGTTGTATCTCAATTCCTACATTTGGGCTGTCTTTCTTCATCCCATATAGTTCTCTGATACGGTAGATGCATCCGGTATAATTCACGGCGTACCATCCTACCGAAAATGGCTTTGCATAGCCATGGTCATACCCACGAATAATTTCCCATCCTTCCGGTATCTTGAACGGGTTAATCACATGGCTCCACTGCTGCGTATCATATCCTTCCTGGTCATTCTTCCATTCCTTGAATACCTGACCGCCAAAGGAATCCCAGTCTCCTTCCAGCAACGCCCTGCGTTCTGCCTCCGGCATCATTGCCAACGAAGCTATATAATCTGGATTGTTATGGACCAGATCAGGATTATCAAACACTTTACTCTGTATAAAAATACGGTCTTTGGTGTTTCGTATGATGTTTCCATTTGGGTCCGTCACTTCCTTCGTTTCCACAATTGGCGTACCCGGTTTAGCCGGTGTGATAAACCTTTCCTTAACCCATCCATGCCCCGGACCTCCTGGATTGGCTGTAGAGCGGATATATTTACGTAATCCAGGTGCACTTGAACGCACACGCGAGAACAAATAGTTATATTCATCCCAGGAGAAGTGGGTTAGCTCATCGAATCCAACAAAATCAAAATGCCTGCCCTGATATTTCAAACGGTCCTTTGTGTGCTGCATAGAACCGAAATATATTTTTGCGCCGCTAGGAAATGTCCACACATGACGACTTACGTTATACTCTGCTTTTGGAAATGCGCCTCCATACAGCTCCATGGAACGACTAATTAAGTCCTCCAGTTCTGGGAAAGTCTTTCGGAATATGATAGCCCTATATGCTTTTATATGTACCTGTCTCAGTGCCTCCACCAATAGATAATCCGATTTTCCACCTCCTGCTGCTCCACCATACAAACCTTCAAATTCTGTTCGTTCCATCATTGCCAACTGCCTTGGCGATGGCGCCCAAAGGATGTTGTGGGTTTGGACAAATTCTTTCGCGTTGAATGATTTAGGTTTCTTATCGTTCTGTTTCTTGTTGTCACTTTTCACTTAGTTCCTGTGCCTCCTTCATGATTTTTTTAATATCATCAGCCTGCTCGGTTCCCATCACAATCAAACCGGCTCCTGTATCATCGTCAGCGCCGTTGTTCTTAATCTGCACATACTTGTTGCGCCACCCCGGCATTCGATTCTCTAACCAAAATTCAATGGCTCTTTCATTACCGGCAACGTGGATGGTCTCTTCTACATACTCAATCACTTCATCTTCTGCAACTTTCTTTCCGTCCTTATACGTCACGTGCCTTGTCTTTATGGGCTTCTTAACTGTCTCTGTATATCCAAGGGCGACTTTATACAGGCTGTTTTCTATCAGGCGGTCCGCATAATCTTTCTTTATGGCCAGGGCCTCCCCTATTGCTTCATGTTTCTTTTTCCACTCCCCCAGGGTGGAGCGGCTTATCCCAACCAACTTGGCTATTTCATCGTCAGTTTTCCCAGCCCTGGCCCAGGCCGCCAGAATGGTAAGCTTATCCTTGTTCTCTGCCCATTCCTGCCATTTCTGTCTTGCCATGCTTCACCTCCTGTTATAACCATATCACATTTCATTTTTTGTTTCCAACACCCCTAGGCGACCGGTTTTGTCCGGTTTATGCCACGCAAAAAAGACGCTTGCTGCGTCTATCTTTTCCGATTCTCGCGCGCGTACACGCGCATGTGCATGCGCACACGCATTATAGTGTCCGATTTGTACGGTTACTTTCCTTCTCCCTCTGGTAGATGGCTTTATAATACGGGCAAGTGTCATACATATCGGCACAAAATAGTTCCTGGTAGTTTTTCTTTTCCTCGTGGCTTGTAAACTCCAGCTTATTTCTTACTTCAAACCCCAAGTTATTTGCTATATTCTCGCACGTAATAGTTGGCGTTTTTTTATCGTATCGGCTGACTGTGACACAATACGGGCATCGTATCTCTTTTTTTGGTCGCACCCTCTCACATCCCTTCTCTGCGCACACTAATCGACGGCCCTCATCTGGACCGCTTTTTCTTTTGCTGTCGCTTAACTGCCCTCTCATGAGCAGCCATATAGTAACCTGGAAGAAGAACAAGGTATATTCTAAAAACTTGTACCCATTCTTTTGTACCCCGAATTCTACTGTGTCTTTATCTAAATAATACCCCTGTGGTACGGGTATTGCTCCAGGGTCAAAGTTCGTTTTCTTGACCTTATCTTTATCTGGCACTGGGCGGATCAGATTCTGTGATGGATTGTATCTCTTTCCCTGCAACCGTCCTTCTGTTTTCATCGTTGTTTCGCTGTATTTGATGAAATATGCCGCAAGCCTATGATAACTTCCGCTCTCATCCATGGGTCTCCCGGTTATCCATCCATACGGCCATACTTTTGCCAGTTCTCCCAGGGTAAAGCCTCCAGACTGTACCATGTGAATATGCTCCGCACCGCGTTCTCCACGTTCGCCCGCCCAAATGTACCGGAATGGTATTCCTGCCTTCTGGTACATTTTTCTTAACCGTTTCAGGAGCTGTCTTACTATAGCCTTAAACTTTTTCGCATCTCCTGGCCTTTTCTCCAACGCAAAGGTATATGTAATATACAAATCTCTACTGCTGAAATTTGCATCCATTGTCACTGTCAGGTTCCTCTGTGCCATCTTCCTGTTAATCTCTTTTTGCTGCTCACTGGTTAGATTTTTTTTATCTCCTCTCTCCTCCTTCTTCCTTGGGAGTTTTCCGTCATTGTACTTAACTGTATAATATTTTCGTATTTTTTTTGTGCGCCCTGCAAAGCATACACTCTCAACATGTGCCATATAATTATTACACTCCTGCTTATAACCCTTCCCTCCTAATCCAGAGGGAAGGGCCTAATCTTAATAAGGTTATCAAGTCTAATCGCGGGGCCTCCCCCCGCTGGTTTTTATGTGTAAATACTGTAAATATATGTAAATTATGCCGCCTTGTTTCTTACCACCCGCAGCGTATCTGGGGTCGACTGCGCATAATATAAGGAAGTCACTCTTGAATCTGCATGTCCCATAATCTCCTGTATTGTTCCTATGTCAACACCTTTGTTCTTTAATTCCATTCCCAAGGTTTTCCGCATTTTATGCGGATACACCCTGCTTGTCACTCCAGCCCGCTTTGCTATGTCCTTAAGAATTCCTCGCACGGCGCATGTAGATAGCGCCTGATGCGGCTCCTTAGAGCTTACAAATATGGCTGGGTTATGATCTGTCCTGCTATTCAGATATTTTCTATAATGATAAATTGCGTCCGGGTCCAGATACAGTGTGCGGTATCGGTTGCCCTTCTCGCCTAAAATCATTACGTCTCCTGTCTCCCAATTAACCAGGTCGATTGTGATTGCAACTACCTCGCCTACTCTGGCTCCGGTACTACGCAGTACCTCCAGTATGGCCCGTTCCCTCAGGCTTTCACATCCATCTTTCAATCGCGCCATCTCTTCTGGCGTGAAATAGTCAATCGGCTTTTTAGCGACCTTCTGTGGTTCGATTGCTTCAACCGGATTTGCACTAATCAGCTTTTCTTTCCGCATCCAAGTGAAAAATGCTGAAAGAAATCGACGTTCATTGTTGATGGTCTTTGGCTGGTTCTTTCGTCCTGTTTGCGAAACATTCTTGTGCTCGTACCAGTCAAGGTAATAGTAAATATCCGGTTCTTCCATTTCTGTCAGCGGTTTATATACCAAAGTAACCAGCCGCTTAATGGCACTTACATAACCATACTTTGTCCCCTCTGCCAATTTCTTCTTTTTATATAGGAAGAGTTGCAATATGTATCCGTTCTGATTGTCTATGCTGTCTTTCATTTCCATGGGCAGTGTATTAATTCGTTCAATTACTACGTCAACCAGATTCTTTGTCAGCACTCTTTCCAGCATCTCCAGCACGTCACTGCTCAGATAGTACGTCATTGCCACAATTACATTGTTTATAATTTCTGCTTTTACACTTTGATTATCTGTATTACTCATAACCCTTCCTCCTTCGTATTGCTTAAGGATTCAGAATATGGTATACTGTCCTTAAGCGTAAGGGCGGTACAGATAACTTTGGTCGGTTGGTGTACCGCCCGTTTTCTTTGCTCCTGTCTGGTGTTCTACGATTCCCATTGCTATCACCTCTTTCTCGTTTTCTTCGAATGGGCTGTCATGGATTCGAACCATGCCGCTAGGGTAATTCAGCGGCCCCGATGGCAACAGCCCTATGTGCTATATGACCAATATCCAACCAACTAAGTTCACATCGTGCTTTTCAATGCTTACAAGTTCTATATCCTCCATTAATTCTTTTACTGTTTTCTTGATTGGCACCTGTTCAACGATTTTTTCAGCAGTTAACTCTGCCTGCTCTTTTAGCAAATCATTGACTTCATCACGCTGTCCTTTTCTCACTTCTTTTGGCATAAGCAAATAAGAACCATATGCCTTCCCCGGATACCTTTCTGTCAATATCTTCACTATCTCACTCCATCTGGTTTCAACTTCATGCATCTTTTCCATTTGCTCCTTTAACTTCTAAATATCAGTTTTGTTGTGTAATAATACTTATCGTTACGCAACATTATCATTAAGATACTTGTCCAGGGCCTGCCGGATTACCCAGCTTATGGCCCTGTCCTCCTTCTGGCAGAAGGCGGTTACCCGTTTCAGTTGCTCCGGGTCCATGCTTATATTCTGCCGGATATACTTTTTATCGGTTTCTTTCTTCGGTCGTGCCATACTTCCGCCTCCTTTCAATTTCTACTTTACTTTTTTCTTTTCGTGGCCTATACTAACACTAAGCCAAGGAGAGTGAGTAACCCAAATTAATGAAGCGGCTAAAGAAGGAGATTGCTAATGCAATCTTCTTTTTTATTACAATCTCCTTTCATCTCTAAATGCTAATTTACTGGTTCCCAATACCAGTCAACCCGTTGCATGACAATTTCTTTAATATCCTCTTCTATTTCTTCGTCTGTCGCCCCGTCCGGATATTCCAGCTCATCCTCTACATCAGTACCAGCGTATCCATAATTAGCTTTATATTTTACTTTTCTCATTTTTCATCTCCGTCAAAATGTCGTACTATATAAGAGTAGGGAAAGAACCCCTATTCTTATTTTTTTTGTTATGATGAGTCTGATTGGTTAACGGCCTAAATGTGGGACATAGCTCCCGAAATTAAAAGT